GTCGTGACCACCCAGGCGATGACCGTCGACAAGTTCCTCGTCGGCGCGTTCCGCATGGGCGCGCAGGTGTTTGACCAGTGGCAGGCGCGCGTTGAAGTGGCGACCGAGAACGAGGACGACTTCGTCAAGAACCTCATCACCATCCTGGTCGAGGAGCGCATCGGCCTGGCGGTCTACCGCGATGAGTCGTTCGTCTACGGCGACTTCGGTAACGTGCCCTGATCGGTCTAGCGACTGATCCAAACCGGGAGCGCCGGCTTCGTGCCGGCCTCCCTTCGAGGAGAACCAGATGCGTATCCAGTTCACGAAGAATGACCCGCGCGCCGGCATGATCGCCGAGGTGCAGGGTGTCACTGCGAAGCGCCTGATCGCCGCCGGCTCCGCGGTCGAGGTGCCGAAGACCACCGCCGGCCAGCCGGCCACGCCGAGTGCCGAGCAGCAGGCGGTGACGAAAGCGGCAGTCGCCGCGAAGAAGGCTCCGGCGAAGAAGGCCGCGAAGAAGTAACCCATGCTGACCACGATCACGCCCGCGACCGTCGAGCCGGTCACCCTGGCCGAGGCGAAGGAACACCTGCGGGTGACCCACGCCGAGGACGACGACCTGATCGGGCGGCTGATCACCGGCGCGCGCGAGTTCGTGGAACAGCAGACCGGGCGGGCGCTGGCTGCGGCCAGCTACCGCTACACCGGGCGCCTGCTGGCCCTGCCGCTGCTGCCGGCAACGGTGGATAGCGTGGAGGCGTTGCAGGCCGATGGAGTGACGTGGGCGGTGGATGCGGACGTGGCATACGACCCGGATCGCAACCTGCTGACCGGCGTCACCCGCTGGAACCACAAGGTCGATTTCACCACCGCGCCGGATTACATCCCGCAGGCGTTGAAGGACGCGATCCTGATCCGCGTGCAGGCCGCGTATGAGGCCACGCCGGACGATGCGGCGAAGCTCAACGCGCACGCCTACAACATCGCCTTCCCGTGGCGGCTGAATCTCGGCGTATGAATTCGCAGGACCTGCGCCACCGCATCACCGTCGAGTCCAAGACGGCGACGGTGGACGAATCCACCGGCTACCCGACCGAAGGCTGGACACCGCGCCTGTCGAACGTGGCCGCGGCATGGAGGGCTGGCCCTGGCCGTGAATACCTGGCCGCCGAGGCGTTGCGCGCGCAGGTCACCGGCCGCTTCATCATCCGCTGGTCTGCCGCGGCAGCTGCGATCACCGCCGGCGACCGCGTGCTGTGGGATGGCCGGCAGATGGAAGTGAAGGCGCCGCCGCTGGTGGACGACACCGCGCGGCGATGGATCACCCTGATGGTCGCGGAGGACGGCACCGATGGCGCGTGAATCCGTCCAGATCACCGGCGTCGATGATGTCGTGCGCCGCCTGAAGGCGCTGGGCGCTGAAGCGTCCAAGCGCGGCGGCCCGGTGCGCGCGGCGGTGCGGAAGGGCGCGGTGGTGATCCAGAAGGAGATGCAGGCCGGCGTGCAGCGCATCATCGCCACGCCGAACAAGGGCGGCGGGGACGAATCGTCCGGCCTGCTGCTGAAGTCCATCAAGCCGATGCGCGCGAAGGCGCGGCGCGACGGCACGAAGGGCGAGACGTTCATCGTGGGTCCGGCGAAGCGCGCGCGCTACCCGGTGAGCAGCCGCACGCCGTCCGGCATCGGCGTGGCCACGGTCGGCAAGATGCTGGAGTACGGCACGCCGAAGCGCCAGCCGATGCCGTTCGCGCGCCCCGCGTTCCACGCGAAGAAGGGCGAGGCGGTGCAGGTGATGACAGACGAGGTGCTGAAGGGCATCGAGAAACTGGAACGGAAGCTGGCCCGGAAATGATCGCTTCGAAGGTCTACCCCGCGCTGAAGAACCACGCGCCACTGGCCGCGCTGGTCGGGACGCGCATCTATCGCGACTTCGCAGGCGACGCGCCCACCGCGCCCTACGTGGTGTGGTCGATTCTGGCAACGGTTCCCAGCCAGGGGATCAATCAATTCCCCGGCTACGCGGATCGCTACAGCGTCAGCGTCGACGTGTTCAGCACCACCGCGGCGCAGTCCGATGCGCTGGTGATCGCCGCGCGCAACGCGATGGAGGCCATCGGCAAGCTGTCCAGCGGGCCGCAGTCGCTGGGCTTCGACAGCGAATCGCGGCTGTGGCGCTACACCTTCACCGTGGACGTGTTCGTCAACCGCTGACCGTCCGCGCAACCCTGCAACACCGGAGCCGCGCCTGCGGCTTTTTCTTTGCCTGGCGACAGACTCCACCCTCCGAGAGGAAACCCTGATGGACAACTTGATCGACAGCGAGGGCACGGAACTGTTCCTGTCCCTCGACGGCACCACCGTGCTGGCATTCGACTGCCCCACCGGCTTGACCGGGCTTGGCTTCACCGCGGCCGAGCGCGAGAGTTCGTGCTTGAACGAGACCATCTCGAAGTCGCGTCCGGGCAAGCGCAAGCTGTCGAACTTCCAGGTGCCGTTCCGGCTGATCGCCGGCAGCGCGGCGCACCAGTACCTGCTGAACCTGGCGAAGGAAGGCGAGGCGAACCTCGAACTGCCGTTCGCGATCGGCCTTTCCGATGGCACGGCCGACCCGACCATCTCGTCGGGCGCCTTCGTGGCGCCGGGCACGCCTCCGAACTACACCCGCACCTTCGCGATCGGCACGCTGTTCGTCGGCAGCGTGTCGGTCGATGCCACCGATGGCGAGGACGTGCTGGGCACCTTCACCGCGATGCCGCAGTCGCTGGAGTGGTTCTTCAAGCCGGCCGCTTCCAGCAGCCCGGTGCCGTTGTAGGCGACGCCGCGCGACATGAGGCGGTCGATGTTGGCCTGCGCCGCCGCGTTCGCCTTCGCGCGCGCCGCGTAAGGCGAGCAACTTTCTCCGGGCGGCCTGTGGGCGAGCCTCGCCTCTCGATTCCCGCGCCCACCATTTCAAGGCGAGCGAGACATGATCGATTTCAAGCAATACCGCGTGAACAAGGATCTGCACCGTAAGGCGGTGAAGGTTCGCGGCGTCGAGGACGAGGTGCACGTCCTGCGCCTGCCGGCGGCCGACGTCCGCCGCTACTGGTCGGAGATGGCATCTCCGGACATCAACGTCCGCGCCGAGGCCGGTTTCACCACCATGCAGAAGGCCATCCGCAACCCGGATGGCAGCGAAGCCGCGACGTTGGACGACTTCAGGAACATGGACGTCGACCTGCTGAAGGAACTGGTGCGGGTGTTCCAGGAAGTGCACACCGTCACGAAGGATGACGATCTGGGAAACGCCTAGCGGCGCAGGGCGAGGAATGGTTCTGGGGGAACCTCGCGCTCGCGCTGGGAAAGACACTCGGCGAACTGGCAGACCTGCTATCCGAGGAAGAGGTCGAGTTCTGGCGCGAGTTCTTCCGCCTGCATCCGTTCGATGACCTCCACCGCTACCACCGCCCGGCCGCGCTGATATTCAGCGGCGGGATGAAAGACCAGCCGGCGGCGTTCGCCGCCGGCCTCGATGTGCTTGCCCCCAAGCCAAAGAAACCAGCCCGCAAGGTGCGGCGCGCCCGCGTGATTCGGAGTCAGAAAGCATGAGCCTCGGTAGCATTGTCGTCCGCCTTTCGATGCAGACGGCCGACTTCGAAACCGACGCCGGCCGCGCGGCGAAGGTCGCGCAGCGGCGCGCGAAGGAGATCGACGACGCCTTCCGCAAGGCGGGAACCGCGATCGGCATTGCGCTGGGCGCTCTGGGCGCTGGCCTGGCACTGGCTACGAAGTCGATCAAGGACACGATCGACCGCATGGACGAGGTGTCGAAGGCCTCGCAGAAAGTCGGTTTGCCCACCGAGGAGTTCAGCCGGCTGGCCTACGCGGGCGATCTGGCGGATGTCTCGATGGAGACGATGGTCTCCTCGCTGGGCAAGCTGACCAAGTCGCAGGCAGCGGCGCTCGATGCCGGCAGCGAACAAGCCAAGATGTTCGACGCGCTGGGCATCGCCATCACGGGTGCCGACGGAAAGCTACGCACCTCTGGTGACGTGCTGGCCGACTTCGCCGACCGCTTCGCCGCGCTGGACGGTTCGCCCGAAGCGATGGCCGCGGGCTTCGCGCTGTTCGGCCGTTCGTTCCAGGAACTGATCCCGCTGCTGAAGGATGGCGGGCAGGCGATCCGCGACGCCGGCGCCGAAGCCGATGCGCTGGGCAAGACGCTGTCCACCGACGCTGGCAAGGCCGCCGAGGAGTTCAACGACAACCTGACCCGCTTGCAGTCCGCTGTCGGTGGCGTCTGGATGGAAATCGCCAGCGGCATGCTGCCGCAGCTCAACGAGATGACCGGCGACATGGTGTCGGCCTCGAAGGAGACCGACAACCTGCGCGAGTTCGGCGCTGGCCTGTCGACGGTGCTGCAGGGTCTGGGGTCTGGGTTCGCGTTTGTCGCTGGCATGGCGAAGCAGTTCACCATCGACACGCTTGCGCTCAGCGACGCGCTGATGGGCTACGCCGAGGCCGCGCGCAACATCGGAAGCCTGGGGCTGGCATCCGGCACCGTGTCCGGTGGCCTCAACCGCGCCAACAACGCCTTCGACACCCGGCGCCAGCTGATGCAGGACGCGGCGCGCGCGAGGGCGAACGCGGCGGCGCAGGCCAACATCGACCGCCTCATGTCGCGCGGCGTCGCCTACAACGGCCCGCTGCTGGACATGGGCAAGCCTGCTGCTGACCCCGCCGAGGAGTACCGCAAGCGCCTGGCCGCGGTGCTTGGTGGCGGCTCCGGCAGCGGATCGCGCAAGTCCGGCGGCGCATCCCGCAAGGCAGAACTCTCCGACGAGGCAAAGGAGATGCAGCGCCTGAACGAGCAGGCGGCACGCGACCTCGAGAACCTGAAGGAACGTCTCGGCCTGATGGGGCTGGAAACCGAAGCCGCGCGGATGAAGTGGCAGACGGAAGAAGGCGCATACAAGGCGCTGGACCCGCTGAAGAAGGCCGAACTGATCGCCCAAGCCGCGCTGGTCGACGCGAAGGAAAAGGCGCTCGAGATCGCCGAGCGGGAACGGCGCGACGCGGAAGAAGCAAAGAAGTCATTCCATGATGTGATCGGAAATATCCGTGAGGAAGCCGAAACCCTCGGCATGTCGAACGACCAGCTGGAGGTCTACAACAACCTGAAGCGCGCCGGCGTCGATGCCGGGTCGGCTTGGGGGCGCCAGATCATCGCCGAGACGCAGGCGCTGCAGGAGCAGCGGGCGATCATGGAGGACCAGGTCGCCATGATGGACGGCGTGCGCGGCGCGGCGCAGGGGTTCCTCGATGACCTTTACGACGGCGTCAGCCTATGGGATGCCCTGGGCAACGCCGCGAAGCGGTTCGCCGACACGCTATTCGACATCGCATCGCAGAACCTGATCGAGCAAATCTTCGGGAAGCAGGGCAGCGCCGGCGGCGGCAGCATGGGCGGGTGGCTGGGCGCGTTGTTCGGGAGCCTGTTCGGAAGCGGCAGCGCGGGAGCGGCGGCCGGGGGCGGTCAGTTCGGCTGGGCGGGCGCGGGCTACGCGCGCGGCGGCTACACTGGCGCCGGCGGCGTGAACGAGGTTGCAGGCGCCGTGCACCGCGGCGAGGTGGTCTGGTCGCAGGGCGACATCGCGCGGGCTGGCGGTGTGGCGAACGTCGAGGCCATGCGGCGCGGCGGTGCCGGCGAAGCGCCAAGCCGCGTGACCACGCCGGTGGTGGTGATCGGCGACCGCGCGGTGGCGAATGCGATGGCCGGGCTGTCCGGCCGTGACGTGGTGATGACCCACGTGCGCGAAAGCATCGATGAAATCCGGGGTCTGCTGGCGTGACGCTACCGATCTGGTGCTACGCCGAGAGCGATCCGGTCGTGCACACGATGTCCTTCCTGACGGACATCCTGCCGGCGGCGACGGCGTTCGAACAGCGCCGCAAGTTGCGCCTGTCGCCGCGGCATCGCATCTCGTCGGCGTTCCTGTTCGACGGCAACCAGCGCCGGCGGATGGAGATGGCCCTCGCGCGGTACGCCGGCAGTGAGTGGGAACTGCCGCTCCCGATGTTCGGCCAGGCGCTGGGTGCGCTGCTGGCGTCCGGTGCGTCCAGCATCCCGGCCGAGACCGCCGACCGCGCGTTCGTGGACGGGGGCAGGGCGCTGCTGCTGAACCAGCAGACCCGCGCACACGAACTGGTGGAGATCGACACCGTGGAGGCCGACGCGCTGACCCTGGTCGATCCCACGGCGGCCGCGTGGCCGGCTGGCAGCATGCTGTATCCGCTGCGCCGCGCGCGCCTCGTGGACGCGCCTGCGCTGGGCCTGTTCACCGACGCGATCAGCTACGGCGACACAGAGTTCGAACTGACCGAGCCGCTGGACTGGGCCGCCTACACCTGGCCGGCGGAATACCGCGGCGCGCCGGTGTTCGACCAGTGCGCGAACGCAGCTGCATCCGATCCGGTGGTCGGCCTGCCACGTCGCCTGCTGACCGTCGACGTGATGTCCGGCGTGCAGTCGGTCTATGACCTCCCGGCGGTTACGCTGCCGACGCTGCAGATGGCGATCGATGCCGAGGGCCGCGAGGACATCGCCGACCTGTACGCGATGCTGTACGACCTGAAGGGATGCCTGCGCTCGGTGTGGATCAGCAGCCGCGCGCGCGACCTGGAACCCGTCGCCAGCGCCGGCAGCGGTGCCACCTCGATCGATGTGGAGGCCTGCGGCCTGGACGATGCCGACCTGCCGGCCACGCGCCGGGATATCCGCATCCAGTTCCCAGGCGGGGCGGTGGTCTATCGCCGCATCACCAACGTGACCACGCCGGCACCCGGCACCGAGCGCATCACGCTGGACAGCGCGCTGGGAACGGCGATCGCGCCGGGCGACGGCACCGTGATCAGCTGGTTGTGGCTGGCGCGGCAGTCCGCGGACGTGAACGCGCTGGGCTACTGGACCGGCGACGTGGTGGAGACCACCCTGCAGTTCGAGGGCATCAACCATGACCTCTGAGGCGCGGGAATACAGCACCGAGGACGGCGCACCCATCCTGCTGTTCCGCTTCACCCGCGTGAACCTGCACTGGTACTACACCAACGCGGACCGTCCGCTGGTGCACGGCGGACAGACCTACACCCCGGCGTCGATCAGCCATTCGGAGATCACCGACGGCGGCGACAGCGGCAAGATCAGCATCACGATCACCATGCCGAAAGACTTGCCGGTCGCCGCGAACTGGTCGCCGTGGCCGCCGCAGGACACCATCGTCTGCACGATCATGACCAAGCACGAAGGCGAGTCCGACGTGCTGGTGGACTGGATCGGCCGCGTGGTGCAACCGCGCATCACGGACAGCACGCTGACCCTGACCAGCGAGCCCACCAGCACCACGGCCAAGCGCGGCGGCAAGGGCCGCAAGCTGCAGCGCCAGTGCGACCACGTGCTGTACGGCCCGCTGTGCGGCGTGGACCCGGCCGGCCACGAACTGCCCGCCACGCTGACCGACGTCGACGGCTTCGACCTGACCGCCACCGAATTCCTGGCGCTGCCCAGCGGGCGGCTGGCCGGCGGCTACATCGAATGGGAGCGCCCTGACGGCCTGATGGATCGCCGCAGCATCGACGCGCACGACGGCGACACGATCACGGTCGACTACGGCGCGGAGGAGTTCGAGGTCGGGCTGGAAATCAGCGCCTACCCCGGCTGCAACCACACCGACGAGGACTGTGCGGACTACTTCGACAACCTGCCGAATAACGGCGGGTTCAAGTGGATTCCGAAGCGCAACCAGTTCGACGGGAATCCGAATCGATGATGCTCGATCCGCGCCTGTGGCCCTATGCCTTCGGCCTGATGCTGCTGGCCGCACTGCTGGATTGGCTGTTCCCAATGGATTGGGGCGACCGCCAGCCGCCGGTGAAGGCCATCGCGAATATCTGGATTCAGATCGGGCTGATGATCCTCAGCAGCCTGATCTCCCGCGCCCTGGCCCCGAAGCCGAAGCCGCCGGAACCGCAGCGGGCCGACGTGCCGGAGGTGAAGGACGGCAAGCGCGTGGTGCGGATCTACGGCGCGAACTGGATCACCGAGCCGGGCCAGCTGGCCATGAAACAGATGGATCCGCCGGATCCGATCAAACAGAAGGTGGGCAAGAAGGGATGATCGTGCGCGTTCACCACCTGCGGCTGGTGCGCGGCTACTCCGCGCGCCCGGGCCTGTGCCACCGCGGCGCGCGCGCATGGTTCGCGCAGCGCGGCTGGGACTGGTCCGCCTTCGTGCGCGACGGCATCGAATCCGATGCGCTGCTGGCCACCGGCGACGCATTCGCCATCGCGCTGGTGCAGGCCGCGCTGGACGCGGAGGCCACGCCGTGAGCCTGAAGCCCAAAGCCCCGACCATCGGCTACCACTACAAGTGGGCCATGCACTTCGCCTGGTGCCGCTTCGCCGACACCCTGCACAAGATCGACGCCGGCGCGAAGATCGTCTGGACCGGCTGCGTGCACGAGAACCAGCAGATCCAGATCAGCGCGCCCGAGGCATGGGGCGGCGAGAAGGCGGAAGGCGGCGTGGAAGGCGCGATGGACGTCCTCTTCGGCGGCCCCACGCAACTCGCCAACGACTACCTGGCCGGCGCCTTCGGCGAGCCGCAGACCGGCAACCGCAACGTGGTGACCACCGTCTACCGCGGCGGCCGCTACGGCGCCTTCGTCCCCAACCCGAAGCCCATGCACATGCTGTGGGAGTGCATCCACGCCATGTGGCCGGGTGGGGAGGCGTGGTATCCGGCAAAGGCAGCGATTCCACTAATGGGTGGAAGCAGTTCAGGCGGCAATTATTTGCTGATCACGGGGGGCGAAAAAACGCCAGGCGGTCCTATGTGGTGCGCCGCGGAGGCAACCGCAAATCCTACGTTCATTGGACTTGATCCAAGCACGGGCGCTGACATCCAGCCGAATGGGGTGCCGGAATATTTCAGCGGGACGTGGGCGGTTGCGGACGCCGATCGGGCGCGGTACTCGCTTGATGATCGGGCGACATGGCAGACATCTTCGATTTCCACCGGCGGCGACACCGTCCGCAACCTCGTCGGCAATCCTAGTGGGTGGCTTGCTCAAATCGACGCTATCTATCCGATTCGCGCTGCAGGGTCGCCACCTTCCGCATATACCTCATTGTCGAATGAGGAGTATGAGGCCGGCAACGATTGGCCGAGCGGGTTGACATCGAGTTATTTTGCGTTCCGCGCTTACGGATATTTCTTTATTTCTTACAACCGCGGGTTGTGGAGATCCACGAATCCACGAGGCCCGTTTACGCAAGTGTGCGGGACTTTCAACATCGAAGGTAATCCTAACGGATCATCCCTCCAGAACTGGTGGAGCATCAGCGAGGGACCAGGCGGTCATCTTTACGCGGTGGTCGATTACAAGTTCAATTATGCCGATCGCCAGATCCGAGTGTCCTACGATTTGGGCGAACATTGGTACGATGCCGACGTAATCCTGAATGTTCCGTACGGCCAACCGCATAAGCCAATCGAGCTTTGCTATGACGGCACGAACCTCATCGCACTGGCGGCGGATGGTGGCGTCTGGACAAGCGCGAACGATTGGTCGGGATGGGTGGACAACGGGATTAATGCCGTTCCTACGCATGTTGGCAGTCGCCATATTGCATCGCCCGGCAATGGCCTGACGTATGCGATTAGCTACAACTGGGGAACGGAGCCGGGGGATAAGTGTGTAGTCAGCGCCAATGGCGGCTTAGTCTGGAGCGATCCAATCACGATGCCAATCCGCGCAGCGTATGGCATAGCTGCCGCAGGCGATCCATTGGCCGTTGAAGCCTGCCCCATCAACGCCATGAACCCCGCCCACATCATCTACGACGCCCTGACCGGCGAGGAGATGCAGGGCGAGCCGACCGGCCTGATCGATGAGGCCAGCTTCATGGCCGCGGCGGACCAGCTGTTCGCGGAAGGCTTCGGCCTGTGCACGCAGTACGACAGCGACACCGAGACGCCGTGGGACTTCATCCAGCGCATCTGCAACGTGATCGGCGGCTCACTCAGCCAGAGCCGAATCACCGGGCTGTACTACCTGGACCTGATCCGCAACAACTACGCCGTCGAAACCCTGCCGGTCATCACGGACGACGACATCATCGAGTGGCAGGAAGAAGCCACCGTGCCGGCCGAGATGGTCAACAGCGTAGCGGTGACCTGGTTCGACGTGCTGAACAAGGAGGAGCGAACCACCGCGCCGGTGGTCGCGCTGGGCCACGTCCGCACCAGCGGCGAGGTGATCCCGCAGACCAGCGTGTTCAAGGAGATTCCGTTCGAGAACATCGCCCTGCGCCGCGCGAAGATGGAGGTGGATTCGAAGTCCAAGCCGCTCCGCAAGTTCACCCTGACCGTGCAGCGCAAGCACCGGTTCCTGCGGCCTTCGATGCCGTTCCGCCTGCAGGCCCCGAAGCGCGGCATCGTGGACATGGTGTGCCGGCTGGGCAGCATCAGCCACGGCGTGCACCTGGACGGCCGCGTGCGGATGATCGCGGTGCAGGACATCTTCGGCCTGCCGGACGCGGTGAACATCTCGCCGATCACCCCGCCGACCGAAAGCACCGACCCCACGGCCTCCGCCACATCGGTGGCGATCGAGGCGCCATACGTCGAACTGGTGGCAAGCCTGACGCCCGAGCAGCTGGCGGCGGTGGGCGAGGAAACCGGCTACCTGCTGACCGGCGCCAGCGCGCCCACGCGCGGCCAGAAGTACGCCATCTACAGCGCGCTGCCGTCCGAGACGCTGGAGCGCCGCGCCTTCGCCGATTTTGCGCCCAGCGCGACGACCACGGCCGCCGCCCTACCGCTGGACACCACCGTCGCCCTGGCCACGCAGAGCCTGCCGGAGCGCATCACCGAGGGCGACTGGGCAGTGTGGGAGGACGAGATCATCCGCGTGGATGGCATCTCCGGCGGCGTGCTGACGATGGGCCGCGGCTGCGCGGACACCATCCCGGCCGCGCATGCGGCGGGCACCACCATCCTGTTCATGGGCGCATGGGGCGGCACCGATGGCCGCGAGTACGCCGTGGGCGACGTGCTGGCGGTGAAGCTGCCGGTGAACAGCGGCAGCGCCGAACAGCCGCTGGCGGACGTGCCGGAACTCGAGGTGGAATTCGCCCAGCGCCAGTTCCGCCCGTACCCGCCGGCGAACCTGATGCTCAACGGCGTGCCCATCTACACCAGCGGCGGCGTGATCCCGACGCCGCCCGGCGGTGGTGGAGGCGGTGGCGGTGGGGGTGGCGTTCCGACATCGCCGCCGGCAACCGCCGCCAACGGCGCGGCCGCGTCGACCGTCCTCGGTCCGAACGGCGGCTATGCGGACGATGCGCCGCCGCTGTTCCCGCTTCCGGACGACGGCGAGATCGGCGACGAGATGATCGAGGGCGGCGATTTCAGCGACCCAGCCGACATCACCGGGTGGCGCAAGCAGGACGGCTCGCCGCTTGGTCCGGAGTGGGAGATCCTGGACGGCCGCCTGCACTTTCGCGGCGGGCATGGCACGCATCGCGCCTACTACTACGAGGCGCGTCGCACGATCCCGTACATGCCGGCGCCGTTCTACACCTTCGACACCAGCGCCGATCTCCAATGCGACCCGAACGTGCAGGCGCGCTTCGGCGTGGCCTGGGGCACGTGGCAGACCGGCCAGCTGCCGTTCTACCTCGAAGCCTCGGCCGCGGACACCTTCACCGAGTCGACCAACGTCACGCACTCCTGGACCAATGAGACCTTCATCGCCGGCGTCGGCGGCATCGGCGACCCGGGCCAGTATTCGGTGCTCAACGTGATGCCGGTGGTGGAATTCGTGGTGACCGGCGTGGCGGCGAACGGCTGGGTGGATAACACCTCGCTGGAGATCAGCAAGGTGGATCCGCCGATGACCGCGCAGACGCCGGCGAACCTCGACTTCAGTTCGGGGCTGACCGGCTACACCCTGTGGCCCGATCCCGCTGACACCAATCCCTACGTGCCGGACATCAGCGTCGCCAGCGGCGTGCTGGTGGCGGACTTCATCAGCAACTACGGCCCGTTCCGCTGGATCATCAACGACGACCCGCTGCCCGACGCGGACGAAGCCGGCAAGCTGGTCAAGATCCGCGGCAAGGTGTGGTGCGACGACAGCACCGTGATCCGGGGCTATCCGGTCAGCGGTGGCACCTTCGGCATCGCCTACAAGCCCATCGGCGGCGGCGATTACCAGGTCGTTCCCGGCGGGCGCGTAGAGCGCGGCGACTTCACCGAGCGCGAGACCGTGCAGCGCATCGCGAAGGCAACCGCGGAGGGCTACACCGTCCACCACGCCGTGCTGGTGGCGGCAGAGCCAACGTTCACCGTGAAGGTGAAAGAGGTCGAGGTCTACGTGTCCGACGCAGTGGTGATCCCATGAGCATCACCCTGACCTGGGACACCCATAACCGTCTCGCGCAGGCCGACCAGCTGGTGGGCTACGTCGACGGCGAAACCGGCCGCGAGGATGGCCAGCAGACCGTCATCGAGTTCCGCTGGCGCGCGGATACCGGCGACGCCTGGGGCGAACCGACCACGCGCATGGTCACCGCGCCGAACACCGCCAGCTACGACCCGCCGGCCGATGGCTGGGTGCAGATCACCGCGTACAGCATCCGCGACGGCATCACCAGTTGGCAGGCGCACGTGTTCGAGGGCTACTTCCTGACGGCCGGCGGTGGTGGCTTCTACGCGCCCGGCACCTGAATCACCGACGCCGACGACCGGCGCATCACTGACGCGGGCGATGTCCGCGTGACGGAGTAAACGATGGCCGATTACAAGATCAGCGATTTGCCGGCGAACGCCGCACTGGATGATGCCGACCTGCTGGAACTGGAGCAGCCCGGCGAAACCGCCGGCGCCCGCAGCCGCAAGGGCACGCTGGCCACGCTGCTGGCGTGGATTCTTGGAAAGACCCACGCGATGACTGCCGCGATCAACGAAGCGCGCGCAACCGCCATCGCATCGGCCAGCACCTGCGACATTGGTGCGGCCGCTGGCAACTTCGTGCACATCACCGGCACCACCACGATCACCGCGCTGGGCACGGTGCAGGCCGGCACCGATACGCCCGTCGATCACCCGCCAGTACGCTAAATAGCCTAGTCCGCGTCTCGGTATCGTTCCGCCATCGCCAGCAGGCGTGCTTCCTCCTGTCTGAGCCTGGCCGCTGCGGGGATAAACCATATCCGGGTGCCTCTGCCGTCAATCACCATGACGATCGCACCTCGGCTTGGACGCCGCTGTCAGCGGACTGCTGCGGCCGCAGTAGGATTCCACTGATTTGACGGCCATCCGCTGAACCCACAGAATCCGGCCATTACCCCGTTCTGGGGTCTATTAGTAGTTAGGCTTCATCAAGCCACTTCGGGATATCACCGCCTTCGAGTAGAAATTCCGCTAGCTCAGCAGCCATGTCATCGGTCAGCCAGTCTCCTTCCGACTCAAAATTCACCGTTTCGCGTTGCTTGTTGAACACCTGGTTCAGGCCGCTGTGCGGTTCGCGGTGAATGCGCCAAACGGTGGTGACCTTGTACGCTCTCGCTATGCCTTGTTATACGGCTAGGCGGCATTGCCGCTGCTCGTCCTCAATACGGCGACAAGCGATGTCGAAATACTTGCGCTCGCGCTCGATTCCAGTGAAATGCAACCCGCGTCTCACAGCAGCGACCCCTGTTGTTCCGCTGCCCATGTACGGATCGGCGACGGGGCCTTTTGCCGCTATCTCTTCCAGACACCAGCTCATCAGACGAACGGGCTTTTGGGTTGGATGATACGTTCGCTGGTGAAGTCCCACGTCGCTCACAAGCTGCGCCCTGTTAATCCTGGCAATGCGCATAGCGCCGCGCAGGTTTGTCCATGCAAGCTCGCAGTCGCTTTGCGCAAGAGATTGTCCCTTGTCCCAAACAAGCCACTTTTCGCTGGGAGGAAGCTCCATAAAATTCCCGCCCCAAATTACAACGGCATCCCCCAAGCCAATCACTTGCGCCAGCGTTTCTTTTGACGGTGTGGTCTTGTCCCATCCCAATTTCTCGTGCCCGGAATAGCTGTTCCTAGTCCCCCGCGCGCTAATCCACTCCCTGCGCTTCCGCCCGTCCATTCCAATCCCATAGGGTGGATCAGTCACGACTGCCGCGAACCTCGGCAACAGCGGCAACACCTCGCGGCAGTCGCCGTGCCAGAGTTCCGCGTTCCCGATTGTCACTTTCTCAGCCATCATCACTCCGTTTTACGTTTTGCCTGCCAACCCGGCAGTCCAGCGGACGCCGTGCCGGCGCCGCTGACTTTTGCGTTGGCAGGCAAAAGCATGTCGCCCTGCACCGCCGTATCGCCAGCGCCGACTTTCGCGTCATCGAACAGCCGTGGCTGTGCATACGCCTGTTCGATCCTCCTGCACGCGATGTCAAAGTATTTGCGCTCCCGCTCGATACCGACGAACTGCAAACCCATCCGGGCGCAGGCAACTCCGGTCGTTCCGCTGCCCATGAACGGGTCGCAAACCGTGGCAACGTCTTCCGCCTTGCTTATGCACCACTCAAGTAACCGCACTGGCTTTTGTGTTGGGTGATCCCTGTCTTTTACCGGCACGTCGTCGCCTACCTTGCCGCACCACTTGGCCGCGTTCATGTCAATTGAAGTCCAGGCCATTTCTCCAACTGCATAGCTCGGCGGCATTGGAGACTTATCCCAAAACAAAAACCCTCGCGTCGGCGGGAGGTTGAAGTAGTTGCCGCCCCAAACAATCAACTGCCGGCCCTTCTCGTGCATCAGCCCAAAAAGCCAATCAGGGGGCGTTTCGTCGTCCCATGCTTCGTCGTCCATTCTCAGGTTGCTGTGCGAGCCTCGCGCCGCGCCAATCCCATACGGCGGGTCGGTCAAAATCAAATCAACTGGCGGCAGCAGCGGCAGTACTTCGCGGCAGTCGCCGTGCCAAAGTTCGCAATTCCCGATTGTCACTTTCTCTGCCATGTTTCCTCCAAATAGCGGTCTAACAACGCGTTGCAGCCGATGCCGCTTCGCGTCACGGCTGAACTTGGGTGTTATGCCTCGCAAGCAACGCCATAGCGTGCCTGCCCAGAAATTCAGAGTACGCGGGCGGTATCGCGTTGTTCGTGTCGCCTGTCTCGCCACGCTTCCGAGAAGCACCGCCGCTGCTCGGCATCCAAGGCGTGCCCTGCGCTTCGCGCATCTTGTCGGCCGTGCGGCCTTTGCCGTGCCACGGGTCGTACAGGTCGCGGTGGTCGCACGGCGGCATCAGCAGCGGCAGTTCAAAGTTCGCCTCAAAGAATCGGTGCTTCGCAATCCGCAGCCCAAACATCGAGCCGCACAGCATCAGGCTTTCGCGCAGCGGGCTGCCGGCCACGTTCTCCATGATCCAAAGGCCGCCCCAGGCTTGCAGCTTTGCCCGCATCGGCGCCACTAGGTCTTTGTGCGCCGCGCTGTTCTTGTGCATGCGCTGCATCTCGGTGTAAGCCTGGCATGGCGGCGAGGCCCACACTAGGTCAAACCCTTCTAGGTCGGCATCCAGCGCGTCACCCTGCCAAAACGTGAACGGGTAGTGCGGCTGCGGGTTGATGTCCACGCCTACCACTTCAAAGCCAGCCCGGTGCAGGCCCATGCCAGCGCCACCCGCTCCGCAGAACAGGTCTAGGCACCGCCTGGCGCGGCGAGGCATAACCCCTCGCTCAAGCGGAGGCCCAACGGCATCCGCTGTGTGTGCGTCTTCAAGCATGGTCACGCCGTTGGTCCCCCCCTTAGCTCGAACGTTAGAACTCATGCAATCAGCCTCCCATGGCGCTGCGCATCCTCGATGCGGCGGCAGGCGATGTCGAAATACTTAGGTTCGCGCTCGATGCCGATGAACTGCCGGCCCATGTTGGCGCAGGCGATGCCAGTGGTGCCGCTACCTGCATATGGGTCAAGCACCACGTCGCCAGCCCATGTGTAGTACCGGATCAAACGCTCAGGAATCTCAACGGGGAACGGCGCGGAATGGTTGGAGCGAGTGACGGGGTTGATTGCCCACAGATCAGAACGGTGGAATGTCCCATCGACCCGCCCTGCCTTGCCCGCATTCGCGCGAATGATTGCGTCGTTCGACTGCGCCGTTGGCACCTGGTACACCAGGATGTGTTCAGTGGTGGGGTTCGCCCGCCATTGCATCGGATGCCTGTCCACCGAGAACCGTTGGTTGCGGTTGATCGCCGCGCCTTCTGGCTTGGCCCAGATGATGTCCTCTTGGAACCACAAGCCAGCGCGAACGCAGATTGTGTGGAGGTCGCCGGGGATGTTGAATCGCTGGCTTCGAGCATTGCGGCTCACGCGCGCCTGAATTACGGCAGACACGTTGATGGCGAGCATGCGGCCGTCCGCCACGACGCGCGCGGACTCAGCGACGAAGGCCGTCAAGTGCTCTAGGTAGGCGGCGTAGGTTGGCCACTCCGCATACTCGCGCGCATTGAAGTACGGCGGCGACGTGACGAGCAGTTGCACAGACCCGTCCGCCAGCCCTGCCATCACTTCGAGGCAGTCGCCGTGCCAGAGTTCCGCGTTCCCGATTGTCACTTTCTCAGCCATGTTTCCTCCAAATAGCGGTCTAACAACGCGTTGCAGCCGATGCCGCTTCGCGTCACGGCTGAACTTGATCGTTAGGCGGAAAACAGTGCAGCCTCGCGGCCCCACTGACTCGCCATCGCTTCCGCAATCCCGGCAAAGGTGCGGCTGCGTTCTTTCCAGCGATCCGCGCTGGGCGGCATCCTGTGAATCCGGTTTTCCCGGCCTTCGACAACCTGCGTGTGCCGCAGCGGCGGGAGTCCTTTCAGCCAAAGGCACGTCGCTTTCGTTTCGCCGTGGCCGAACTGCCACGGCTGGATGATCTGGTCGGGCTTGCGCCACATCCTGGACATGATGCAAACCGGGTTCTCTATCGCAATCTTCGGGATCGGCGCACGCGCCAGCGCCATGAAGAAACTCACTGCTGCCTGTTGCCTTCCGTCCATGCGCTTCTCGGCAAAGTGCCGCGCGCCGCTCACGCTCAGGTGCGTGCATGGCGGGTGCGCGATCATCAAGTCCCACGGGTAGTCCAGCACGTCCCGCACGTCGCCCTGGTAGTGCGGGCCGGGCGCTTCCGTCGGCAGCAGGTCGCAACTCATCGCGTCATGCCCCCCCCGGATAAAGGCATCGCGCACCACTCCGCTGTATTCGCATGCAATCAGGACTTTCATGTCTTTCCTGTCGTGTCTCCTGGCCGGCGGTCTAACAACGCGTTGCAGCCGATGCCGCTTCGCGTCACGGCTGAACTTGATCGTTAGCCGGTAAAAAGTGTCGCCCGCGCTTTCCACATGCCCACGGCATCAAGCTCGCTCGTTCGTCTTCT